CCCATAAGACGGAGTGAGATATTCCCTGAGGTCTAAGCGCGATATCTGGGATTTATTGGGCTTTATTGCGACGTACTGGGACGCAGAATTACAAGAGTGTTTCCTGTTAGGAAATAACGGGCGGTGCTTTCATTTTCTCGATCAATGAGGCTATCGCCAAGCCGGACGCGGTTGATTTGACGATTCGTACCTCGCCGGTGCCGCGTTCTACTATCGTGATGATGGTGCCTTCGTCTGGTTGGGCGTGTAGTTGGTCTTTTGCTTTGAGCTTCAGCAGGTACCGATGCAGTGCTGATCTTGAAACCCCCTCTATCTTCAGTTCTTGAATCATGTGAAGGATTCGATCCAGGTGCATGTATCTGTAGATACGGATGCATTGATCGACCTGCATCTGTTGCGCCAAGTCAAGATCGTCAATTTTGAAGGTTCTAGCCATTTGAAATACTCTTATTTGGCAAGGTAGGTGCCGATGATGTCCAGGATGGCGGTATTGTCCGCTTCAGCCAGGGTGCCTTTGTTGGGATCAGCGAATAGGAGGCCGCGGCGGGGCATTTTTTTGGTTCCCCATTCGTGATACGCGGCGTAGACATCGCCTTTTTTTGAGGCTACGGCACCAAAACCTACGCTGACGCTGGTGCTTTTCGCTTGGAAATTCAGGCTGTTGAGCATGTCGCCATAGCGGTCTAGTAGCCGACCCCTGCCGTCTTTGGGGTAATGCTCGCGGGTTGACTCAGCCCACGGAGCCCATGTCTTGCCCAAGGGGTCGCGCTGGCCTTCAAAACGGGCGCTGATGCGACTATTCAGGGTTTGGCCGATGCTTTGCATTGCTGGCTGCAAGTTGCTGGCTTTGCGCTGGAGCTGGGACAAATACTCGGTGACTGCGGCGCTTTGGACGGTTACTGTGAGCATGGTTTGACCCTGATGTGTAGAATAGAGGCGTAAACACGGGGAGCGAAAGTGGTTGGCGCTGGGCCTACAACCACCTGACAACTGACCTCCACGTCCAGATCTGTGGGGGGGCACGATCCCCCGTGTTTATTTCTCTTCATAGAGCAATTTGCCTTCACGCAAATCATTGAGCTTCTTTCTCTCACGCTGCAACATGTTCCAAAAGATGCTGCCGTCAGGCTCCACCCGCACAATCACCAACAGGTCGTATTTTGCACCTGCAAACACCTTGATATATCGGTGACGCAAGGTCGCATCGTCGTACTCTGTAGCCCAAACCTCGGTGGGGTTGCGTAAAGTGGGAAGGATGAAGTTGGCAAAGCGTTCTCTGGCATCAAGTCTTTTTTCAACAATATGCAGTAGGCTGGCATCTAGCAATCGCACAATTTCAACAGGCGTTTGCACCACGATGCTGGACCCCTCCTCCATACCTAATGAATTACGTAGCGTTTTCAGCGCTTCAGAACTAGTTCCCGCGCGATCCAACAGCGGCGGCGTGACTCCCGTGGGTTTCACCGCCCGCAGATCCTCCAGCCCTAACGTTTGCCAAGTGGGTTGCCCCACTTTGGCCTTGGCTATCGCGGGAATAGTGATGCCTGCAGACTCTGCGGCAGTAGCCAATGGGGCACTGACGGATGCCATCTTTTCGCGGATGAGCTGCTGCGCTGCTTGCACCTGGGCGCTGGCTATGCCGGGGTTGTAGTCGAAGCCGGGGTCGATGCCGACGGGGATGGTTTGGACTTGGTCGGTGCGCGGATTGCGCCACTCTCGGGTGACGATGTCGGGGGCGGTGGTGACCATATCGTCGCCCGATGGGGTTTTACCTGCATCGTATTCGGCCTGGCTGACGGCCACGACGCGGCAGCGACAGCGCCAACCGCAAGGCGGAAAGTGCGTTTTCCAAAAGGGGTGTGTTATGGGGAGCGTGACATTATCCCAAGCGCGGTGCGCGCAGCGCACCTTGTCGTCGCGCTGGGTAATGTAGCGAAGGTAGGGGTGACTGCCCTTAGTCTGCTGCAGCTGTGCCCACTGGCCTGCAGCGTAGGCCTGGCGGGTGTTGGTGTCGTAGATTAGCTTGAGGCGGGCTTTGTCGAAGGTGGTTTTTAAGATTTCGCCTGTGGCGGGGTCGGTGACTTCTTTGGTGCCCCACCAGCCTGCTTTTTTGAGCATGGCTTCGCTGTCGCGCATGAAGTCGCGACGCGACAGCTCGCCGTTGACGCTTTTGGTGATTTGGTCCTGGATGGATTGCAGCAAGTCAGTGCGGGCCAGACGGCTGACCGTGAACTGCTTGGCGTGCTCGTCATGCCATAAGTCTTGCCAGCCGTAGGTTTGCGTGAGCTTGTTGCGGGCCTGTAAATAAGGTACCGCCTCGGTGGGGGTAAGGCGCTGTAGGGCGGCAAACTCTTGGGCTGCGCTGGCGTTGGATGTAGCGGTGGACTCGGGCATGGCTATCTCACACCGTGCTGATGCCTGCAGCGCCTGCCAGGCGGGCGGTGAAGGCTGCGCGTGTGAGCGACTGGGCTAGCGCATCCACAGGGATATCGGCCAGCAGCTGGGGCAGCTTTGCAATCAGCTGGGCCGCTGTTTCGCCCGAGGCAATCGATTGGTCTATGGCGGCTTGCAGCGCGGTGGCCGCGGGGGTGACCAGTGGCTGCCATTGGGCTAGCTCGGCATCTATCAGCGCATCAATCGCATCGGGCTGATCCAACGGGGCTTCAGCAAAGCTGGTGGGCTTGGCTTGGGGTGGTGCGCCTGGTGTGCCTGGCAGTGCGCCGGGTAGTGTGCCGGGTAGTGCTATAGGCGCGAGCGCGGGTGCTGGCGGTGGGGCTACGTCCCAGCCTTCGCCGTAGCGGGCGCGGATGGACTCTAGGGTGGGTTTGAAGCCCAACGAAGCGATATTGACATCGGTTTCGCTGGCTGCCAGCAGGTCTTCGGGTTTTTTGATGACGCGGCTGACGGTGCAGGGGGTGAGGCCGTTGAAATCGCAAATCCACTCTATCAGGGTGCTGTTGAGGGTGTCGCTGAGCAGGTCGGCGTCGGCTTGCACCAGGTCCAGGCGCACATCCTCGCGCTCGTTGGCGGCTGCGCCTGTGGCACCTGTGCGTGAGGTGGATTCTTGACTCAGGATTACCTCTGAAATCCAGTTGTCCATGTAGGCGCACAGGTCTTTTTGGGTGCTGATGGAGCCTGTGAGTTTGCTTTCCAGCAGCTCGATGGACATGCCGTCTGGCGTCATTAGGACGCCGTCGTTGCTCATGGCTTTGAGGGCATCGAACAGTGTGCCCTTTTCTTTGGGCCCTGCGCCGTTGGGGTACTTTCCCCAAGGGGTAGGCGAGCCAAAGCGGTCGTTCAGTTTGTTCCAGCTCAAAATACCTTTGCGCTTAAAGAACACGGGCCAATAGAGTTGCAGGCCCAGGCCGGTGCCGTAGGGGTTGTCATCCTCAGGGTTGACGCGATGCACGACGAATTTGCGCTGTGGCAGTGCCTCGCCAGTGAGCATGTTTTGGGCGGTGAGCAGGCGCAGCTCGGGGGCCGCGTTGGGGTCAGACTGCACATACACAAAGCGGCGCTGCGCGCGCTTGACAATGCGCTTGGGTACGATCATGTTGTCACGCTCTGTCCATACCACCTCGGCGGGCACAAAGCCCAAGATCAGCGCATCCAGCAGCTCGCTACAGACCTTGTCGAACATCAGGCGTTTTAGCATGCCTTGCACTATTTCAGCATCCTTTTGACCCTGTGGGCCATCCTCTACGGGGTCTACCTTCCAGGGGCGGCTTATCAAAGCCAGCTTGCGCTTTTGCAGGCCGCTGAATACCTTGCCATCGCGTTTGAGGTCTTTGTACAGCTCGTAGTTGTTGCCCGCCTGGCCGCGCTCTAGCAGCAAGGGATCATTGGTGCGCACCAGGCCGTTGAACAGGGTTTCAAACGGGTCGCGCAGGCGGTTGGCTACCTCGGTGTTGAGCTCGGGGCTGGATGCGCCGGGAGCAGCTGCAGCTGCTTTGGTTGTTGCGGTTTTGGAAGTGGCCATTACATAAATCCTTGTGCGTCATAGCCGCGTGCTTGCCCGCTGGAGCGGTACTCTATCGGTGCGCTTGGGCTGCTGGCGGCTTGCTTAGCCAGCGCCAGCGCCCAAAAGTGGTCTGCGTGGCCGTCCGGCGTGCTCTCGGCGGTGAAGCGCACGTTGCCGGTGCTGGTGACCTGCTTGGTCACAGCGCGCAGGTCAGCGCGAATCTTGGGGTCATAGGGGATGCGCAGCCGCTTGTCTTCAAAGGCCCCTCGCACTGGGTAGGCCATCGCCTCCTTGCTGCGTTGGGTAAAGTTGACGGCCTCCACACGAAATTCGCCAAACTTATCTTGCGCGTCGTCTGCCCAGCCAATGCCCAGGCCGGTGGCATCAATGCAGGTGCGGTCACACAGCTCTATCCACGGCCAGATGATCTTTTCTTGGTCGCTTTTGCGCATGTTTTGCATACGCTCCACATGGCGGGTGTACAGGGTGTCGCCAAGCAGCTCAAAGACCCATAGGACGGTCAAATCTTTCTTTCGACCAATGTCTATGCCCGCGTACAAAGGCCCGGTGCTGCGGCGCTGCCAATCGGTACCGCCCGCGTACTCGCAACCACTGATCAGGCCGTACTCCAAGAAGGCGATATCGTCGTCTGCCGGGTTGCACATGTACTCTTGCTGGAAGCTTTCTTCGTCGGCGCAGCCGCTGCGCACAAAGTCAAAGTACATGGCCTCGTCCATCGCCTGGCGCTCGTCGTCGGCGGGCAGCATCTGTTGCAGCTTAGCCAAGAAGCCTTGGTCTATCGCGTCTTGCAGCGTCACTCGGTGCAGGCTGATGCCCTTCGGGTTGTTGTGCTCCCGCACCTCACGAATCAACTGGTTAAAAAAGTTATGGCTACCCCGGTGCGTGCTGATCAGCTCCATGCTACCGCCCCAGGTAATGCCGGGATAGGCGATAGACCACAGCTTGCGCGGGTCAGGGTGCAGGGCAAACTCATCCAAGATGCGGCCACCGCGCTTGCCCGCTTGTGCATCAGGGTTGCTGCTCATACTGTGGATGCGGCGGCCGCTGGCAAACTGCAGCACGTAGGCTGTAAGGCGGTCTTTGTCGTCAATGACTATTTCGCCCAAATCTTTGGCGGCCAAGTTCATGATGCCCGCCCACATCTTGCAGTCTTCGATGAACAAGCGCGCTTGCAAATCATCCCGGCTGCTCACCCACTGGTCAAAGCGCGCGCCCTGCGCGGCTGTACGCTCGTCGGCAGCATAGGCGGCTGACCAGCTTAGGCCGATTTGGCGTGACTTTTCCATCAGCTTGAGGCGGCTGTTGTCAGTGACCCACTTGCTCTGGAACGGCAGGAATATGCCGTCAGACGCAGGGGTGACTTTGGCATTTCCCTTGCGTTGCATCAGCTAATCCCCAGGGGCTTCGCGGATCGCGGCCTTGGTGTCCTCCGTCACGCCACCTTTGTTGGTCATAGCGCTGAGCTTGGCGGCTTGCTCTGCGAGCAGCTTCTTGCGGGTAGATTCCTCCACCTCGCTTTGAAACTTTTTCAGGTTCACGCTAGAGCGCGTGAGGGTGGCGATGTTCTTGGCTGCATTGCTGAGCATGCCAATACGTTCGCCGGGGTCTCGCTCTTCATCGTTGGCTTCCTGCAGGGTCAAAATAGCTTCGAACAGCTCGGTTTGCACCAGGGCTGTCAGCGCCTCTGAGCGTGCGTCTTTGTCGTCGCCTGCCTGGGCGCTGATCATCTTGGCCGCTTCGGTGCTGGCGCGGATGGCAGACAGGCGGCGCTCTAGGTTTTGGCCGTAGCGGCCTATGGCTGAGCGGCTGGGCAGGGTGTTGGCCGCGGCGGCGGCTGGGAAGCGCTGTTGCAGGTCGGCTATCAGCTCGTCCAGCGTTTGCGCGCCCGTGGCCAGCATGGCGGTGATGTAGGCCTTGACCTCATCTGGCAGGCGGGTGATGGAGCTTTTTCGGCCCATGTGCCTACACCTTGGGCGGGCGCATAATGCCCGCGTCGCAGGTTACCGTGTATTCAACGATGTCGATACCGTAGCGGCTCAGGTCTACACTGATCTGGTTCAGTGGATCCGTCGTGATCTTGAGCAGCTCGCGGCTCTCCAGGTAGTCCAGCTCGCGGCGCACTTCCAGCTCGGTGGCGTCGGGGTATTCACCCTGCACCACTTGCAATAAAAAGCGCGCAGTGGAATGCACCGGGCGGTTGATGTTGGCCGCCAGCAGCAGCACCCAGCGCATAAACTCGCGGCGCGCGCGCTGCGCCTGCAAGCGGATGGTGTCTTCATTCATGGTTCTTCTGGCCTCGCAGTAAGATGTTTTCAAAGCGCATGCTCATAGCGTCTAGCTTGGCCATGATGGTGGCCACGGCTTGCACATAGTCTTCGCGGCGCACGTAGTTGAGCGGTAGGTCGGCTTTGAGATTGAGGAACTGGCGCTCTACATCTATCCAGCGGTTAGCCTCCAGCTTTTGCGAGCCTTCGATTTGGTCTAGGCGTTTGGACTGGCTGGTAAAGCGGCTGTCGATATGCGTCTCTACCTGCTTTAAAAGTACCTTTCCTGCGGCAAAAACAAAGCCCAAAAAGGCGATCATCAAAAGCACGGCGTGCCATAGTTCGAGTTGTAGTGTCATGGCGCGGTGTGGTTGGTAAGTGGAGCTGCCTTGCGGGCGTTTTGGGTTTGCACAAAGTCAATCAAACTTTGGTGCGCCAGCCGGTTGGCGGCGCAGGCCTGGGCGTTGGCAACGTGGTTGTCCCAGGCATCGTCGAGGGTGGCAGTGGTCGCAGCAGCACAGGCGGCAGCGGTGGGGTCAGCAGCGCCGCAGGCACCGGAGGGCTGGTCTGTACCTTTAAGGGCGCTGTTCCACACCCAGACAGCGCCAGCAGTAAGCACAGGGCCAGCAGCGCCAGTACCGTCCCCCAAACCGGCTTGTTCGGGGTCAGGTCGCGCAAACGCTTCTCCGGGAACTTGATCTTCGCTTCCACCAATCCGTAAATCACGAACGCACACAACAGG